TGCCGTGGTTTTTAAACCTTTTGCAATCTCCTGACAAGTCGGCGCTACGCCGCCAGTTGTGTCGATGAAATTTGACACAAAATCAAAGGCCTCTTTTTGACGATAGGTCAGACTGTTCTTAATCATTGGAATGTTCCTTATCTTGCGCACTAAGTCTTCGTATTAAGCGATTGTATTCTTTGTCAAATTTTTTCCTTAAATCATCAGACAGCATATCTAAATTTTTTTGATTAGCCTCCTTTAGTTCTTTCAACGCATGCCGCCGTGCTGCAAAGTCCGGCTCCTTGTCATCTGCTGCTTTCTTTTCCAGCCAATATAGCATGCGATCCACAAACCCCTGCTCGCCTTCACCTGAGTCAAATGACTGGCCGTCCTTCGGATTCACGATTCCCCATATGTGGGATCTGTCAGCGTTGTCAGCGGCATTTGCACTCCCGCTGGTGTCATTCCCTTCCTTGGGTGCCTCAATCGCCTCAGTGACGCTCTGTGTGTCTATAATAACACCATCAGGGTCTATTGTTTCCTGTACAGGTGGTGAAAACTGTTTCAGCGGATTGGGTGGCGTGATGTCAGCTGGTGCTGGCATGTCTTCCGCCTCTTCCCGTGAGATGACTCCCCGTAACGCATCTGCAAACGCATCACGCAAGGCAAAGCCACGCGCACGCATCTGCAGCATTCGCTCTGGGTAATTTGTCCACGGTCCTCGTTTCCCCCATAGCCCTGCCCGTTTCGCATCTGAAATTGAAAAAGTCCCTTTGATCGTCTCAATGTTTTCTCCGCTGTGTGTGCGGCGCTTTACACTGCATGTAGCGCTCTCGCCATCAATAGTTTCTGACATCCCTTCCCATTGTGGATGAGCGCGGCACAACGCCAGCAGCGCGTCACCCCATAAAGACGGGCGGCCGTTGATGACACTGATGTTTTGCAGGGCTTGCATCGGTGCCAGATTCAATTCTGACCCCATCTGGATTGCGACGAGAATGTCACCAGGTTTGCCCTGGTAGGACTGTGGCACTAACGAACTGGTCGCCATAATTTTCGCCGCGTCTTTGGCTTCATCAATTGTTGTCGGCGCAAGGCTTCTCATAGCGGAACTCCTGTTTCAGTCTCAATTGCTTTTAATTTCAACGTCTTTAGACGCACCGTCTGTGCATGAATTTCGGGTTTAATCTCCGCTGGCTTTGCCTTGATATGCCGCATAGGCCATTGGATTTGCCAATTTTCAGTAGCCGCATATTCGTGATTTCCCATTATTTCCATGAGTGCGGCCGTGGTTGTGTTCACAATTTTTTGCATTGACTTAATTGTTGCCTTCGCATCAGCCAGGTCATTGACGATTTGCGCAGCCTCTTCAGGAAGAATCTTTATGTCGATCTGCTCAACAACCGGATAGGCAATCGGCCCGTCATCAGGTGTTGCTACAGGAAATGGCTCGCCAGATTCCAGATGCTGCTCCATCTCGTAGACCGCTGTTGTAATTGCGTCCTGAGTGGCGGGGTCTTCCTCAAAAATGTAAATGCGCATTTGACACCCACGGTTAGTGTACATCACCGCAAGCGCTCCCCATCCCGCATCCATGCACATCATCTGGCCCTGCAGTTGGAGCGGACCACGCCACAGCGGGATGGAATCTTCAGGGTTTGCGCTCGTCATTTTAATTTCCAGCGGCGCTTCCCCATTTAAATACAGACCCGATGCCCCATTTGCGGTGGGAAAAACAAAGACGCCGTTGCCGGTTCTCCAAAATTCGTTGGTTCCATAGGCAATTGCATCCAGGCTGCATTGCAGCGGCAACTCAGGATGAATGACAGGTTTTTGGATTCCCAGAGTCCCGTCTAAGCGCAGACGTGCGAGAGCCTCTTCTGCAATGGTTGGCTCTAATTTGCTGCCCCAATCCATCGTCTCCTGCTGGTCCGGACGTGGCAACCACGGCCGCGGCTCACCATCTCGCGCCGCGCTAATGGTCGCCAGGATTTCATTCTGCGACGACCACGGACTCAGTCCCATGATTGCGGGAAGTTGGCTGCAACTCTGACTCGTGTCTGCCGTCACCTTGCCTACCATGACATTCCCCCTAAATTTAACTGCCCTTCAGCCAGTGAATAAACCGCATGGCCGCGTGCTGTGTCCGTTTGAATTGGCAACCCTGCGTCACGCAAATCTTTAATTCGCGCAGCCAACCGCAAACATCCAAATCTTTGTAGAGCATCAAGCGGTGTGATTGACTCACCGGATTCGAGAACGGCGCGAATTTGTTGTGTGTGTGTGGTCCGCATAATTAAGCCCCCATGTGAATTGCAGCGCATGAGTCATCGACTGCACATGCTAAAACAAAGGCGGAATACAGGACCAAAAAGAACAGCGTTGTCATGCTGACTAGGGCTGTTAGCCGTAACAACCTCTTTTGAATAAGTTGACTAAACAGTCTAGTACTTCTAAAGTAAATGTTCTCAATAAAACAGAATATACTAGTAACGAAGGGGGATCTATTTACTATTTTCTCGCAATGTATATTATGCGACAAACTTTCATGGGGCCAAACCAGTAACCCCTTGAAACTACACCATATTTTTTTACACAAGTTGTTCATCGTCCATTCCTTCCGTTTGTTTTTAAATCAAAGGGTCTTCCGTTATTATCCAATCCCCCCGATTGGTTCTGGATTCCTTAACGTAGGTTCCGATACATGTATTGCCCACGCTTCATTTGCGTATGCGCCTGATAGCACAATGACCGCGCATGAAAGATTTTAGATGCTTGCCTGAGTGTCTCTGATTTGCACAGTTCATCAAGTCCCTCTGCCAAATCCGCAATGATGGCCGCTGCATACTCCACGTCATCAAAAACTTGCAGCGGGATGGTAATGCGGCACGCGCTGGGGCCGCCCAAATTTTTTGCATACGCGGCATGATTGTATTCGCTTTTGCGTTCTCGCCGCACATCATCGGCCGTCATGTTTTCATTAGGCGGGTCAACCCTGCGCACGCGCACAGGGTCTTCCACATTCTGCTTTGGATGAAAACGATTCTTCAAGCGCATTGACTCGCTCATTTCGTAAACCGTGGCAATGGTTTGTTGATCGCCATTAAATCCACACCCTCTGATTTAAAATGGCGGACCATTCCACGCGCAATTGTAGATACATCCTGAAAACCACCCTCAGGATTTAACGCAATCAAGCGCGTCAACGCGGCTGACACATCGCCTTTCTCGCATCCCATTTCTAAATCAACCCAACGCATGCTAAAAAACGTCGCATACAACGCGCAACTGGCCTGATACATATCCTGACATCTCGTTGAGGGGCCGATCCCTTTCGTGTTGCCACGGAGTGCATTCACCTCCGTAAACATTCCATCAGCCAGACCGTTGTTGATGATCAAACGCAAAACACGCTCACTGGTGTTAATTCCTAATGAGCGGCACCAGTCCAAAATTTGCGGTATCGTAATGTGATCACGTTGATCGCCGGTGTAAAGACTTCGGTAGTGTCCATTCATCACGGCGTGAGTTATCATGCGCGTGTCATCACTAAAGTTTGTGCTGCCCCATTCCTGATATGTAATCGGCATCATCATTGCAGCCGTGTTGCAATAAACCCGCGTTGCAGAATAATTCAGCAAACACAGATATTCCTCGCGCAAAAACTGTGTCTCCTTAAAATGACATTCAGTGTCATCGTCCGACAGCCGAAACGCTTCGTGCGCTCTCTCTGCATACCGTCGCGCCATCTGCAAGTGACTCAGAGTAATGTTTGAAATGTTAGGGTAATCATCCACAGCAACAAAATCCGGCACTACATTCAGGTGAACCCCATTTTCATTTTTTGTATCCATTTCGTCTACCATTTTTCTCTCCCTTATTCTGCATTGTGCAGCAGTTTATTCGTTTGTCATATGCACAATGTGTTCAAATGAATCGTATACATGAATCGTATACATGAATCGTTTACATGATTCGTATACATGATTCGTGTAAATGATTCGTTCATGCCGCTGCGTCTTCCCTAACAACCAGAAATGCGGCGGACTCTGGCAGTTTTTCGAGCGATTGTAGCCGTTTCAGCACGTTGCGGACGCTGCTTGGGTGCCATACCGCAGCCTGTACACGCGCTTTACGGGCTGGATCAACGCGAGTCGTCTGGCTTTTCAACCACCACTGCTGGCGCGTTGGAACTCCCCTGCCCGTTAAAATTTCCGCCAGGTCGCGTAATGATTCCGGCTTGCCCTTTGCGCACGCGCAGTCAATGTCTTTCGCAATCGACTGCGCATATTGATCTGCAGCCAGGGGATGACTCTTGCCAGCTGCTGCCGCCCCTATCCGCGTATCCGGTGCGCCCAGCTTTTCGATGGTGCGGCCGGACTTGGAGACGTGACTCCCCTCGCCTAGCTTGCGCTTCACCACACTGAGCGCCTCTTCTGTCCGCGCTGAAATCAGTTCAGCCTCACGCTCCGCCACGGCGGCAAGAATGTGAATCGTAAACTTGTCGATTTCAGGCATGTCTGCGCATTTAAATCCCACGCCGGATTCCATCAGCGTTGCAATGAACGCGACATTGCGAGCAAGCCGGTCTATTTTTGCAATCAACAACGTAGCTTGTTGCTCACGGCACGCCGCTAACGCCTTGACCAATTCAGGCCGGCGCTTCCTGGTGCCAGATTCAACTTCTGTAAATTCGGCAGCAATTTTAAAGTGGTGAGTATCAACGAGCCTCTCAACTGCCGCCCTCTGCGCCTCAATGCCGTTGCCCTGCTTTGCCGTGCTGACACGGTAATAAGCAATGGCTGTTTGTTTATTTTTTGCCATTGGTCTGCCCCTCTACATCTAGAAGTTCAGTCGTCATTTGTCTTCCCCTCTGGGTTGAGAGTCATGCTCATCACCAAACGCATAGTTTGAAAATATTTCCGTGATCACCTCACGGTAAGCATCCTGATCATCGCCAAATTGGCTGATCACTAATGAGCCGACGATCTCACAAAGTTCGACGTACTCTTCGTTGCTGAAAACTATGTTCTCGCTCATTTGTCTTCCCCCTCTATAGAATTATTCATTGCGGCCCCAGTCCTCGTAGGAATTTCTGCCAAGCGATTTGCTGTACGCATGCAATGCCTCAAAAATGCTCCATGCGCACTTATCGCAATCCCATTCCAGCAATTCTTGATTTTTAAAAATGAACTCCATGAGTCCATCTTCACTCATGCCGCTGCCGTCCTCCTCCCAATCAAACCCTGTGTAGAGTTCGGTCTTTAAATCAGACAGCGTTAAAAAATCCGCCTTAGGTAGCTGTTTCATTTGTCTTCCCCCTCTATCGTTTTGCGGATGGCCTCAGCGACCAAACGCATTGCTATTTCCTCGATTGGACACGTCCCTTTGCTGCGCAGAATAGACTCTGGAATTTCTCCTAGATTCTTAACGTGTTCCGCAAAGTTTTGAGTGTATCCCTCAACCAGGCGAGCAACCTCAACCGCTATCGGATTGGCTGGGTTAGAATCTTCCAACGCCTGTGCCACGCTGGATTCTTCCAGATGCTGAAATTCGGATTTTGCATGAATCGGCTTCATGATTCGGCCTCAATCCATCCGGTCATTTTAGCTTCACGCCGCAAGGCACGGGCGGCCGCAACCGGTCCACACTTCCCAATGCGCGGCGCGTTTGGTCCTTCAAGGTCCGCTAAAACATCGGCCAGCGTATCTTCAGTGACAAGGCGGAATCCGCTTAAGTCATGCGCCAAATACGCCGTGCAAGCGTCAACAATATCAACAGGCGCGGCGGCGTATGCTTCGGAATCGTCGGCCTCATGCGTGCCGTTTAGGAAATCAGCGCGGTATAGCGGCGTTGCCATGCCGTGCCGTTCAATCAGCGCGGCGATAGCCGGTGTTATTTCACCTATTGAGTCGGCCAATTCCGCCGCCGTGGTCTCTTCATAAACAACGCCGTCACGCATCGCGTTATGTTCCAAACATTGGCGCAACAGTGAATCCGCGCTAAGGACATAGTACGCACGCGGCGCGCGTTCATGCGGTATCTCAAGAGCGATGTATGTCATTTTTCTGATCCCTGCAGTGTGTTTGAATTTACTCTTTTATAGTTATCGTAAAGCCAATCTTTTAGCGCCAACTCAGCATCATAAAGCGCTTGAAATTCCGGTCCTTTAGCGCCTTCCCTTTTGCATTTCGTAGCCATATAGGAACCGCGAATCGCGCAAGAACCGTCAACTGGATCAACACCCTTTAAAAGGCGCCACGCGGCGTATGGAAACGAGTCCATATTTGTAACTTCTTTCATTTTTCTAACTCCCTTTTATGCGGCCGCGCGGACTTCAGAGTCCGCGGCGTAGGCCATGATGTAGTCGGCTGCTTTTTGAGCTTGGGACGCAGCCGTAAAAATGGCCTTGTTATGATCCTTTAGGCATTGAAGCCAGCTTTGCAGATAACGCGCATGGTCCGGCCGTGGTTGGTCCTCAATGCCAAGAGCGGCCGTTAGCATAGCGCTGGTAATTTCGGCTACAAGCTCCTCTTGCGCATAGCCGATATCACCAAAACGGCGCGAATTTGATTTCCGGTCTAGACGCTTAGCATGCAATGTTGAGTGTCCCATTTCATGCAACAAAGTCGAATAGTAGCCCTCAGTATCGTAAAAGCTGGCTCGCTCCGGCATTTGGATATGGTCCTTAGACGGCGCGTAGAAGGCGCGATTTCCGCCGTGTGCTAGTGTTAAACCGTCATTCGTCACATAGTTAGCGACTAACGACTCAACGTGCGCCAATGCTTGCGCCTTGTTGGGTTGCTTTGCGCGCCGTTTGGCCAGAAGCGAGTCAACGTCAATATTATCCACTTGTTCCGCGCCAAATACCGTGAAATGACGCAAAAATAAGCCAGTCTTTGACGCGCCGCCGTCATTGTCGCCGTCGCCGTCGCCGTCGCCGTCGCCGTTTGTAACTTTATAGGACTTCCAAAGCGTCACTAGCTTACCGCGCTCGCCTTTGCGTACTTG